AAACGAAATTTACTTGTTAAGATATTGGAGATCCAGGAACTTGTTGCGGTAGAGTATGCCAAGGGTATTTCCTATACGGTTATTTATCGAAGATATATACGCGATAAGTATTATATTAGTTATTCCACTTTTAATAATTACCTATCGCGTAATGCCAAAAAGGAGTTGGCTGAACTTGATGTTCAACGACAGGACTCACAAATGGAGTTATTCTGAGCCGTTCTATCAACGAACCTACAATCAAATACTATTTGATATACAAATAAACTATTGTGGCTTACTTCTCCCTGGGAACGCCTTACAAGACAATCAAAATCCTTAGTTCCGAAACCTTGCAACATTTCATATACTTTACTAATCACATCATAAGAAGTGAGAGCTTCCTCTCTTACTTCTTCCGGAGCATTAGCGGCGGTACTGCCTTGACTAAGCGGATCGAAAGCCAAGGTAATGGTTACTGATGCCCGGCACTCTTGAACCTTGTCTGTTATGTCCTTTGTTTGCGGGATCCCGATGCGGATGAGCGCACAAGGCCATGCTACCGGAGGTCGGTCGTTAGCACCCACTTTTTTTAATTGCCCCGTGTCCCAGTCAATCCAACGGAGTGTTTCCGATTTAACGAGTGGCTGGAGTCTTTCTAAAATTGAACTGTAAATTCTTCTCATTGGTAGTTTGTTTTTATTGTTATAAGATGTCTTTTATATAACCGCTGACGCGATCGTGTATTATTTTTGCCAGTTCATTGGAGCGTCCCATGAACTGCCTTTGCGGAAGGTTCATGGCGCGAGAGTGTCCTTTTACCTCCGTTCCGTCTCTTCGCTTGAAAGGATTGATCACAACTTCCTCATTTACTCCTTCATTATGCGCACGGGCATAAGGCACTTTTTCATTGCCGGCGGATATCCTTACCAACTCCGGTGATACAACCGTAGGACGAATGCTATTAAGCAACGCTCCACTACTGATCATCAGCGAACCTGTCCTTTTCTGACTCTTTGGTTGTGGCCATGGCTTACCATCAAACTCTTTAACAGAAAAGCTCTCTTTGAAATACTCAGTAGCCGTTTCCGCAACAATCTCCGGAAGGTCAGCACTGACTTTCTCGGGAATGCTTTTTAAATATTGTTCTAATTCTTGGAAATTCATAAATAATCATTTATCTTTGTGCCAGTTAGTGAAGCGGATCAAAAATGTGCCAATAACCCGCAGCGGAGGGACACAGATGGCTGTCTTAGGCAGCGTTTTACTATCGAGCTGTAGAATAAAACAAGTCCTGACCGGTTATCGGTCAGGATTTTGTTTTATAAGCAATCCCCACCGGTACTTGAGATTCAAGCCCCTGGCTTTCTCTTCCACTTCAAACCAAGTCTTAACCCGATACACTTTCCCTTCGTCAATGGATGCGGTTACAACTATCGTTTTGTCCGTATAATATTTAACAAAAACATATTGATTGAATTTGTTGCGGTAGATGCTATTGTCGTTTATCCAAACCTCATCCGGAGTCTTCAGGGTTTCCTCTACAGCTGTAAGGAGCTTTGTCCTTACTTCGTATTTCTTTAGAGAATGTCCTTTCAAATACTTATCTTCATCAAAGAGAACACTCCGTTTGTTGTAATCGGTAAAAAACACCTTGCCATTCTCGGACTTCATATTTTTGAAATAATCAGCCGCCGTTCCTTCGTATTCCTTAAATAATTCTTTAGTTTTTGTCCGGTTCTTTTCGTAAGATCCCAAATCATAAGTCCGGTAATTAACATCTTTCAGAAGCTTGGATGCTTTGTTCGGAAATTTCTTAATATACATCTGATCTTCGGTAAATACTTCGGATGTCAGCGCACGGTTGACTCCGAAACCTTGTGCTTCGGCCATCTTCCAGTCTGAAGTTTCAAAATACTCATCTACGCGACTTCTCATCTCATCGAAGTCAATATCCTTCACTTCATGGGCCATTCGTGGAACCACATAACAGCGACACTTCCACCCATTGGGTGGGAATATCTTTTTCCACCTGGGATCATTAGCCGGCAGTATCACGCCGTCCAATGCTTCATGTTCCGGGCGTACCTTATCGTCTCCGGCAGTTTTGTATTCCCAGTATGGAAATAGTTTAGTCTTGGCGATCAACCGGTAATAATTGTCATGTGCTTCGGAAATCAGAATAGCCGTTTCGTATTCAGTCTTTTGCCATGTTTTATTGAATTTATCCACTACCTGTTCTGCTTTTTTGTAGAACTCGTGGTAAGACTTGGACTCACGGAATAAGCGGTTTAGTTCTTGCACTTCAGCTAAGGTTTTAGCTGCCGAGAAATGAAATAGGTTTAGCTCCTGAGCAGTTCTAAAAGCATCGTTCTCGTAATCGTAGGAATAATCAAAATCTGCGAGCTCCGCTTTCTCCTCTCTATCCAACGCCCGGATAAAGTCCTGATAAAAATAAGCGAACAGCTCCGGATCGAATAGGCTTTCGCCACCGGTGATCCGGTCGATGATTCTACCGGTTAAGTCATCACTCAGCGTGAGGCGTTCTCCACTTATAGCCCCGCTCCTTATTGTCGGGGCGTATGGAAAAACCTTGTCAAGAAATTTAAGAAAGAAATTACGATCGTCCGAGAGTTCTTCTTTCTCTTTCTTTTCGACTTTTGTTTCTTTATCCGGTTTCTTCTTTCCGTCCGGATCTTCTTCCTTGACTTTGATTTCTTCCACCGATGTGTAACTTCTTTTACGTGCTACCTGATCACCTTTTTTAGGAGCAGGGATAGCAAATTTCTCGCGTACCCAGTTTTCCGGAATATCTATAATATCGGATAGGCTTACAATGTCGCTTACGGATAAAGGTTCGGCAGCCGCTGGAAATACGAACTTGCCACCCTTGACATTAAAGCCTTTCATCTCAAGTAGAGGAACAAAATACGTATTCAATACTTTTTCCACGAAGCGCATGTCTGATTTGTTAAGGGCTTCCTCTACTTCTTTATGTACTTCTCCGAGCGAACGGGCTCCTTTTGTGCCGGCAATCGTTGTTAGGGTATTGCCTGTAGTTGTAATAAGCAGTTCCTCGTTACATGCTTGTCGGAACTCATTAAAGGAAGAGCCTGAGCTACCGGATCCGGTATTATTGACCGTCTCGACATCCGTCTCTTTGGGTATTACACACCAGGGAGCAGAGCCGGCAGTCTCCAAAGCTTTTTCCAATATAACCCGGCTCTGTGGGTCGAAGCTGGAGTACTTACCCACACGCTGTGGCATTCCAAATATTTCCAACCACTGGGCGTAATCTCCGAAACCTCCTCGTTTCCAAATAGCGTAGGGAGCTGCCCGAAGGAATAATCCGAAATCTCTTTTGTGTCCAAGTACAATCAGGTGCGGATCCTCGGTGTATGGAATTCCTGTTTCGTCCGAATCGTTAATTAGTATTTCCTGCCTAACAAGATTGATATGCTTCGGCGGAATGATTTCAGCCTTAAAGCCATCAGTAAAGGTACACTCCACACCCATACGTCCATAACTCTCATGGTTCATTATTCCGGTTAAAAGAGTCTCCCAACTAAGAGTCTCCATCAAAGCATTTACCTCCTCGTTAGGTTTCTTGTCTTCGGTCTGAAATATCAGTTCAGCATTGGTAATCGCTTTTATTCGTTTGTTCCATGCGCTGAAAAGAGTTGTATCTATCAATAAATCCTCATAGAGATCATATAGAGCCTTGACACGTCCTGAGTCGGCTGAACGCAAAGCGTTACGCCAAAAAGCCACATCGGAAGTCGTTCTTTGCGGTTGGCGGATAACTATCTCCTGAATAACGGTTTGTTTCCGTTCCGGAGCCGGTTGTTTGTTATTACTGTTTTTCTTCTTTGCCATAATAAGTAGTATTAAAAATGTTGCCCTCGCTGCGGGTTGCTTCCAAAGCGGATAATACCACCTCCGGATTCGTCTTCCGCTTCAGGTAGATCGGGATCTATGTCTCCTTTTTGTACTCCCTTTAGCCAAGAGATAGCGCGTTCATAGCGGTCTTGTCTTAGTTTAAGTTCATGTCCGGCATTACACAAGACAAGAAAATGCCAAGTAGCTATATCCTTGACGAATATCAAAAGTAGCGGGTTGCGATCTGTTCCGACCGCCGAAAATACTCTCCCTGTATCATAAGCCTTCAGGTATCCTTTGGCTTCCACCGTAGCTGCATCGATGGCAGCCGCCAGTATTGTGTCATCATCACGCTGTATCGTCCGTATGTTTTCGGCATACAAGTGGGTTTTCATCTCATCGTTTGTCAGAAACATACTTTTCGGGATTTGCGGTGTCATAGAAACATATCATATCGAAGTCATCTCCAGCTTTCAAGCCTTCACGAAATAGTCCTGCCTTTTGGTAGCGGCGTATATCATCGCGGTTCCAAGCATGGTAGCGAAGTCCGAAAAAGAATACCCGGTACCGGCGCCCGGTCTTCTTACTCATTTTTTTTGCCTTGCGGATTGCTTTCTGTTTTTTCGACTCCCGCCCGCGAAAGCGGATATAGAGTTCTTTTACTTTGTTTTTGATGCGTTTGATTAATCGTTTCATATCTTTTATAATTAGTATTTACGTGTATTTCTTCTACCTCCTACGCTGATAGAGTCAGGGGCGAGTGCGGTCAGCTTTTCGTCAATGATCCATTTTGCCCCCTCGATGTCGTCCGGCCCATCGGCGGGAGCTTTCATCTGCGGATTGATAAGCAGGAACTGTTCTTCCAGTCGTTTCATGTGCGGATTATCTTTTTCTGCTATATTGAGTATTAAGTTTCCGGCACGGTTAAGTGGCTCCAAATTTCCTTCTATCCGGGAGAACTTATCCGGTTTCTTACGAACATCCGGCGTAACTCCGATAAACCCTCTTGTCTTGGCATACTCAGCAAATAATGGTATAAATACCTGTTCGTAGAATGGATCCTGCAGAGAGTTATTCTCTATATAGTTATAGACCACTGTCTTGTCTCCTACGAATTCCTTTTGGTTATAAAACCACTCGACAAACTCAGCATTAGTGGCGCGATCAAGAAAGCCTCGTATGACATAGTATTTCCCTTTCAAGAAGCCAACGAGGAACAAGGCCTTCATGGATCCTTTTTTGTTCTTTGAATTGGATGGAGAAGGATCACCATAATTAATAAGGAATTGAAATTGATTAAGAGGTGGGATTCGTCCCCAAGTCATTTCCGAGAACACATCTCCTTCCGATAACGGATTATTCATGTACTCAGCTTCAAAGGCGGCAGTAGATAGAGTACTTCGGATCCGGTCGATGTTTTC